GGAACACTCAAGATCATGGTTAGCTAATGATGCGTGCTTTAAAATATTATCTATGTCAGTCATTCCCATTCTCCATTTTTAAATACAATCGCGTTAGTCACAATCCTTATACCTGCCCCACGATGACGTAAGATGCACCAAAGCAAGTTAAGCCCTATTAGCTCCAGCAGGATTGCTATCTTGCTCTACGCTTATGACCCTAACGCTAGCCATTAAAGGAGTGCGATATACCTATCCTCCATATGCCAGATAAAGTATCGTAATGCAACAGAAAATAAATCCTGCTAGCAAAGCAATATCATATTGTTGTAATTTTAAATTATAACTGGGATAGCCGGGTAAAATTTTAATTTTCATTTATAATCTTCCTCTGCCATACGTTCAAAAATAATTTGTATTGTTTGAGGATCACTCTCAAGCTCATTAGCCAACATGTTTCTAATTGTAGCATAAAAAGCTTGATGCTTAGCTATCCACAAATCATGAGGTAGTGACAACAAATCTAAATAGAAGTCTGCTAGCAATTGTTTACGATTTCTCATTAATCAACACTCCCTGCTCTGTAATCCTAAGCGCTACATCAGGAAATTCAGCCCTCAAAAGCGTATGCCATTTCTCAGGATTACTAGTACCAAGCAACAAAGCTTTGTTTTGTAAAATAGCTGCTCTTACACTAGCTAGGGTTTTGTTTCTTCCCCATGCTTCATCAAACGAGCTACCCCAACCCATTTTAACCTCCTACGGTGCAAATTTAAAAATTAAACTTATCACTCCAATCAACAAACAAACTAATGCAGGCTCAGACGTAGGCCACACTACTGCCAATAAAAATGCTAGCAGCATAGCTATTACTGCTATTGTCAGCATCACACGTCCTTCACATTCTGCAACTTATTTCTAAGCTGATTAATCTCGACACTCTTAGCAAACTCTTTTAATTCATCAACCTCAGTAGCAATCCGAATTGCCTGCACAATAATATGAATTTCTTTAGCTGTTAAATTCAAGCTTGGCATTCTATCACCACTACTAGTAACTTCAATCCATTAATAATAGCTTTATATTCTCTAGCCATACATTCTGGTAATTGATCTACTTTAGCCCAACTTTCATACTTTTCAATCAATTTTAAAATTTCTTCTTTGCTCATTTTTTAAATTCCTGATGGCTCTATCAGTTGCTTTTTCAATATCATTCAACAATTGTTTATCAGCTTTTGCTTTTTTAATGTAATACTTAGCTAGATACTCTGCGCAAGTCATTTGCTGTCCTGGGTATTCAAGCCTTGGGGCGCCAAGCGGCGAATGATAGTCGCTGCGTCTCTAGCAAGTTTTGTCCACGAAAAGCCAAATCCCTCCGGGTATCCTTGATACTCCGCGCCCTGATCAAGCTTGGAAAGAATGTTGTCGATCGTGCCCCGGCTGATCCCTACCGGCAGGTCTGGACTCTGGGCATGACCGGACGAGACAACAAAGTTGAGTTGATCGACAAGGCCGCGTAATCGTTCGATTTCATAGATGGCGGCATCTGCAATGTTCGCTGCCAAGCCGCTATCCAAGTCTCCGCGTGAGATACTTTGGCTGGACAGGCGCATAGATTCCTCTTGCAGCCGTTCCAGAACGTCAGGCCCGGACACAGGAGAAGTGCTCACATCCACCTCCCTTGCCATCCACCAATCATAATACTAATCAATATTGCAGCAAAACATGCTACTACACCAATAGCCCATATATCAGCCCATCTGTCATCACTCATTTTAGTTTCCTCAACGCCTTCCTCTTAGCATATTCAATTGCTTTATTAATTACAGCAGCTTCCTTATCTTTCTTCTTTCCAATACTTTCATTAGTTACCTTCATAGCATAGCCCATACTTCTTCAGCGGTTTCCTTAACGAAGTAGTAAACTGTCTTTTCATGGCTATTAGGATCGCGATTACCAAGCAAGTTAATCATAGTATCGCCTTGCTTGGCTTTTTTAATCGATGTGATGTAAGCTGCATTAAGTATTAGTGGAAAGCAAGAGCGATCATTATAGATTTCAGTTAGTTTAATAAATTTCATTTTACTTTTTATCCTATGCTACAGTTGTTTCACGTTCCACACCAATCTGAGTATACTTACCCCACTGTACTGTACGCTGTCTACCATCCTTCTTGAGCGTTACAGCAACCTTACTAGAAGGCATTCTAAGCGAACGTACAGTTAAACCGATAACAGTTTCACCACTGCCCACAATATCACCTATTTGAAGGTGCTGAGCTTGGACTTTGGTTTTCATTCTTCATCACCAAAAATTTCATCCCATTCGTCGGGGGTTATACCAGTCATGAGAAATTCGCGCTCCTCAGCAGTCAAATGTGCCAGCGCATTTTGAATTAGTTCACCACCTTGCCAATTAGAATACTGGTCATCAGTCATGACAAGCGTAACAGTATGATAGACCTTAGACAACGGCGATTGCTTAGTAACCACAGCTTTGCCAATCATAGGGAGAAACTTGATAGAAGCTTCTTCAGTATTAGAAATTGATATTTTCATACACCCTCTCCAAATAGCGCCTTCAATTGAGCCAATACACCTGTTACTTTCTTCTGCCTAAGATAAACCAATACACCAGCTAATGCTACAGTCTCCTCAGGGCTAAGCTTAATGCCTAGACGATTGTTTAGAGCTACTGTTAGACGGTCAGGAAGGGAAAGCATTAGCCTGCTCCCTCTCCACATTAATCATCGTATACTTACCCCATTGCACTGTACGCTGATTATTTTTAAACAGCGTAACAGCAACTTTATTTGATGGCATACGAAGGCTACGGATTGTTACAGCTTTTACCACTTCACCACTGCCTACAATATCACCGGGTTGAAGATGCTGAGCTTGAACTCTGAGTTTCATTGGCGTACATCCCAATCTTCAACACAATATGAAACATACGGACTAACTTTTTCATCATTTAAGCGTTTAGCATAATCTTTAGCTTCTTGCTCAAATGCAAATACTTCAAATATTGCACTATCGTTATCAGACTGCTCTAATACTATCCAAACTTTCACCCCACCAACTCCCCTGTCCTGCTGCTACGCTTGCGCCCATAAGCGTCAACAGTGATACCGCGCGTGTAAAGCTCCCACTTCCAAGCTTTCATATGCTCGTTGTGCTGCACACAGAAAAAAGCCTCCAACATAGCTTCAAAGCCATTGGAGGTATTGGGGAAAGTTAGATTTCCATTCAACATTTTCATTCTCCGATACGTTCGATGCAAATCAGACTTTAGACGTTTAGAAATTAAAGTCAACTGCTACTTACAAGTAAAACTAGGATCATTTACAATTTTATTTAACGCTGGATAACATCTAACAAGCCTACGTATTGTCCCAAGATTGATCTTAATTGTAGTATTGTCGTCAGCACCCTCAAATAGCTCAATTATATCAGTAAAATTACCTACAGCTAATTCTACGTCATTAATAGCTAGGCTCATTTCGTGCAATCTATCTTTATCCGTCATTATTACGGGATCCATGTCGGGTGATACGGCTGGCTGTTTTTTTCGCCGTCGAGCCGAATGCAGATATGCGCGCCCTGAGCGCCCGTGATCGTTCCCTCCCTGGATGGCCTGCATCCAGAGTATTCAACGCGCGCACCTCGCTTCGCAGGGACGTGGTAATTCTTCCTGATCCACTCGATGCTCATTTGTCCTCCAAAGCCCGGTTAGCCGGAGTGACCGCCATCAAACATTCCGGCTTGTGCTTGAATGCGATCGGGGTCTGGCTCAGCGCTTGGCAATATTCGCACTGCCAAAACGGCGAACGTGGTCCCATCAGCCTGACGGAGCGCTGCTCCAGCGTGCGGCGAAGTTTCTCGTGGCTCTCCGCAACCTCGTGGATAGCTTGGCGCGACGTCAGAACCATCACGCCGTCTTCGTCGGCCTGCTGATAGGCGAGTAACGCTTGCATGGCTTCGCTCATGGTTTCGGACTTCCCACAACTCCGAGCAAATCCGCTGTTTGCTGATGCCCGTACAGAGCGTGCACTGCCAGCACTTGCCCTCAGCTTTGCGCTTGGCTTTCGTAGCTTTCCAGCGCTGCTGACGTTCACCTCCAACCATTCTTCCCAATCTTCATCACTCATTGGTTCATTATCTAACTCTACTTCCCAATAAGCGTCATTGGAAAATATATACAGCGGCTCAAATGGATTATATTCATTTAGATCGTAGCACATTTTTTCTAAGCCTCTTTTTCAAACGCTTAGCTTTCTTATATTTACCCCACATCGGCCACAAGTTATATAAAGCTTCATTTTCATTCTCCCATTTTAAAAATTAAAGTGAGCTAGCATGGCAGACCTTGGGGGTTAATACCATGCTAGCTCTATTAGCTTATTAGTGCCTTCTAACTATAGCCACAACAGGGAAGTGTTAACTAAGCCTATCATCTAACTACAATTAGCTGCTTTTCTAAAAGCTAATCCCTCTATGCATCCTGAGCTTGTTCCCCAATGGCATCGGCAGACTATGCTATCTGGCTATCCATCTGAGTTTAAAATTGCTCATTGCTGCATATAGGTAGTTGTTAGCTTATATCAGGGTTTGGCCTTATTGTAAACCCTAACCGGCTCCCTAACAGCCTGAGCCAAAGTCTTACCCATTCTCAGCCTCATGTATAGGGTGATATATGGGATATTAAACTCAGCGGCAGCGAGCTTTATTGACTTGAACTGCTTCTTTTTCATACCCATTGAAATAGACTTCATTTTCCCATTCCTCCATTCTTTGCATTACTATACGGTTTTAAAGTTAGTGTCAACGGTTTTCCAAAATAGCCAAAGCTTCATCATAAGAAGCAGTAACAGCCACAACTTTACCAAACTTTACAACTTCCCATTTGCCGTCCGCATTCATGTTAAGCCAAGATGTTCTGCGACGTGCCATCTGTGTATCTCCCGTTTGCCGATAACCATACCCTAGACGTACAATTGATAGCCGTCAAGCGTTATTTTAAATTATTTTTATCTAAACAACATATCTTCGCATTTCTTACAAGTTACGTCTTTTTCTACTCTTGTAAGCTGCTCACATTTAACTACGCGCCCACACCAAGCGCGTAGCCCTAATGTACGGCATCCGTAATGGATTTTTACTTTTGCTTTGCTCGCCATTCGTTAATCATCCTGATTTTGTACTTGCGAACCTTATCAGCCTTATACTCAGCTTCATTCTTAGCGCGCTGTTCATCAGAGGTAGCTGACCATACAGCCTGCCGAACTTCAAGGTTAGAGCGAATGGTTTCGATGGTTTGGGTTTCGTAGGTCATTTGCTCTCTCCGTTGCTGATAAACATAACATATCAGCTTTAAAAATTAATGCAAGCACTATTTTTAAAAAAGTTACAATTATTGGCTATGTCTAGTGAACGGGTCCAGTCAAGATCATTTGTCATTCTTCCAAAACCTTTCCATGCTTCTGTGCCCACAATTGTCGTTCATTTCTGACATGCTCAGCTAGCTTGCTCATTTGCTCAGTCAAATCTTTCATTTCTATATAGGTTATTTCTTTTATCACCATATCATCATAATGAATTTCAAAATTATCCATGTCATGCATAACTAGCTTGAACCAATATTTTCCGAATTCAATTGCCATTACGTTAGTCCTTTGTGCTACGATAATTCGCGTTTAAATTAGCCAAGATTTCATATAACCTTCAAGTTCTTGTTTTTACTATATATATAACGAGTTTAAGAAGTATAAGGGAGAGAAAAAGTATCTATATATACCCGGGTATATATGTATGGGGGTACACCCTTAAACTTAAACTCGTTATATTTTTGCCATTTCCTCAATGATTTCAAAGACTTAGATGCCTTAAACCGACCTTAAACACCTTATACTTTGAAACAAAATTACAATACAATTTACAAGTTATCTAAAATACTCATATCATTTAGAACATAGCATTTTTGCTCAGTATCGAAGTCCTTACGTGACTGTGTCTTAGGCATTTCCCTTAAAATATCACGGTCACACATCAATTGTAGACATTGGTTTATAGCAACGCTAGGCTTAGTTCTGCCGTCATTAAAGATAGCAATGCCCTGAAGTCTCCTACTAAAATAAGTCAAAGGCATAACACGACGCTTGTGCATCTTTTCTTCTTTGAAGTATTTTTTAATATAATCCCAATCTCTTGTATAATAATCCTTAACCATTCTAATTATTTCTTTTGCTTGCTTATTCTCAGCAGTATGCTTGCCTATTTCACCTGCCTCAAATTTGGAAGACAACATTTTAATATCATGCTGCACTATGTTAGTAGCCCATTCAACATAATCTGGAATAATTAAAGGTTGATAAGGATTAACACCAACGGCAATCAATGCTGATAAACGCAGAACTTTCATGTGGGCACGGTTCCACAACTCAGCAATAACATCATCATAAGCAGCATTAATATTATCAGTAGATGACTTATCTAAATCATCTAGCATTTTCTGTGCTGCATCATCAGCCTGTACATTAACAACCTTTTGACTGTGTATGACAGTCTCGCAATGCGCTGCTAATGATGCTAGCTTTTCAATTAATGTAAATGAAGGTTGAGCTAAATAAGAATTTTTATTTAGGTACTCTCTCTTCCCATTGTATTCAATAATAAGAAATCGAGGAAGCAAACCAGCCGAAATCATATCCTCATTAAGAGCAGAATAGAATAACTTGTGCGTACTCTCACCAAGAATAGAGACAGCAGGAGACATAGTAGCAGATGTACTATCCTCTTTTTTAGAATAGATAGAAGCTTTGATAGATTGCCCATGTCCTGATTTGTTATACAAATCTAACAAATTTTGATAAAGCGCCTTGTCAGCAGAACTAGCAAAAGGACTGCTAATTTTATCAATGGTAATGCCAAACTCACCAAGTACAGACAAAAAGCAATCCGATGTATGATTAAGATGCTTAATGAGCGATTGACCTGAATTGATAATACCGGGTCCAATAAAACGCGATGAAGTTGGAACCTGCATACGAATGGCGTTCATGAGCTTGTCAATGCCAGAAGCAGCCGCTTCTTTACCACGGCCGGTTTTAGCTAGCGTAAGGACATACATATTTAAACCAGTGCCACTGATGTTGTATGCTTTCCCACATATGCCAGCCATTAACCCTATAGCTGCTGCTAAGGATATCTCTGGCGCTTGACGCGGCGATGCATCATAAATGAATTGCGCAATTTCCCCCATTAATCCCGGTGGAGGGACATAAAGGGCAGCGGTAGCAGGAATTGAACCCACATTCTCAGCGTCAAAGGCTGATGTCTTATCATTAGACGATACCGCCGTAGTCGCGACCGGATTTGAACCTGTACCTTCACTCTTATGAGGAGTTGGCTCTACCAATTGAGCTACGCGACCATTGAGCTTCATTTCAATAGCATTATGCAGTCCATCAAAATCAACAGGCAACGGCCTATTATCAAATGAACGATTAAGCATTCTCTGAATGTAATCTTTACGCTTCCTTACTTTATCACGCTTACCTAACGCAGAGCTATAAAAAATGCGTTCAATTTGAGCTAAATTTTGCGTATAAAATGCAACGATATCAACCAAAGCAAAATCAGCTTCAGATGGGCCTTGATCCAAAGGAATATGAGGAAAAACATCCCTCCATCTACCATCATAAAGTTTTAAAAATTTATCACCGTTAATAGCATTTGTAGCACGTTCAATAACGTCAGCATCAGAAATTTCTTCCGGGCCATCAACAACTATATTTTGCGTTACAGTTCTGCCCATCTGTTCCCAAAGCTGATTTAGCAAATTATCCCTATCAGCGATTGGTTTGTCGTGATATACGTTTCCAGTCATTGTAAAGAAACGACCATCAGAATAAATTTCAACTTTACTACGCTTAGCGCCAGATGGAATTGAGCCTTTAACAATAATATGCAATCCGCAGCCAGACGGGCTAATTTCAGAATAGCTATCAAACTCTTTAAAAATTTTAAGTTGCCTTTCAATAATGGCGGCATCACCATTAGGCTCATCCAAATCAATGCCAGCGTAAGGGGTATCAGTAAAGACAAACCCTATGCCGTCAAAATTACCAAACTGAAGTGTATTAAAAGCAACTTCAAAAGTAACCCAATGTGAAGGTTCCTTAACACTAGCTAGTTGACCATTAATCTGATAAGGACGCTTAATGAACCTGCCACCTTCCGGATTAGGTGAGAGTTTCCACAATACCCAATTGGGCAAAAGGCGCAATTCTTCCGGGATGTTGGAATACAAATTTGATTGCATGTGGGTATCAGTCGCAGCGTTCGAGCGAAGCTTGCTCTCTAATGGCTAACTTAATAACGAACGCCATTGTAACTTTTATGCCAAGACGCTTCTCAATAGCGGCTTTGTTCTTTTCAAGCTGCAATACAATGTCACCCGTCAAGGTGATGTTTGCGCGGGGTTCTTTAATGATTTCTTGATTTTGTGCCATGCCCTGACGCATAGCGATAAAATCTTTTTCCGTCAATATCCGTTTTCGCACTTGACGCCATTTTTCTGCCGTGTATGTTCAAGCTCGCGAAAAGGCCCTTGCGAGGGTCTGGCAACCAGCATAAGGAGCGTTGCATGAGGCGGAACGCTTAAAGCCGCCACCAGAACAATAGAAGCGTCCATAGCCCTGCTAGGCCATCTTCCCCCGGTGGCCTAGCTTTAAATTCAAATGATGGAATTATAAAATGAAAAATATCAAGGTTTCACTAGTCCCTCCCTATCGTCCTGAAAATGAAAATTACATTTCAGAAGTAGAGTGTTCTATTGAATTTGATAATGAAGCAAGCGCTCTTAACTTTGTGAGAGAGCTAAATATGCTGATTATTCGTTTTAATGATAAGGCAAATAAGGATACTAACAATGGCTAAAATAGACAATTTATATATTTTAACTATTCATCGTGACAACCTCCTTAAAACTAAAACATTTGAAGAATACCGCGATGCTCACGTAGCTTATGTTAATATGCTAATTAAAAAAATTGAATGTGAAATAGCTGAAGAAAAAGCTGTCAAGCAATGGCTAAATGAAACTGATATCAAATCAAAGGATGTTAATAACAATGGCTGATATTCGTGAAATCCTAGCTGCTCTATCTGATGACGATAGGGCTATGTATACTCAGCATCGCAATGAAATGCGGCGTAGCTACATGGTTGCCCACAATCAAACTGTCGGTATGGACAAGTGGGCTGAAACTGATGACCAATTTCTAGACTACATTGATATCATGCTGGCATTGCTTTATGATCGCGCTGGAAGGCTCATGACAACCAGGGATATTTTGGGAGACGACAAAACCAAAATTGAGCAAGATATTGATGTGATCGAAAGCAATCTCAAGAAGATCAATGTTGCTACTAAGCATGATGGCTGGAGTAATGGGGCGGTGAAGCAATGAATGATTGGAACGATCAATCTAACAGGCAATGGGGTAATGTCATTGAGCCCAAATCCCTAAACCCTTGGGATAGCATGAATGAAGATGCTTTACTTTTGCTATGGCAAGAGAAGAAAGATGCCATTGAAAAAGCTAATGCCGATGAAATGGATTTGCGAAAATATATTGTAAAACGCGAATTTCCCAAAGCTCAGGAAGGTACTAACAAAAAAGATTTGGGTAACGGATATAAGCTTAAAGCAGTTATAAAATATAACTATACGCTTGCTGAAAACTCAGTAGTTGAGGAATGTCTTGACCATATTGCGGCATTGGGAAATGAAGGTCCATTCATTGCTGACAGATTAGTTAGTTGGAAAGCGTCATTTCTCAAGACAGAATATAATGATTTGCTTGATCGCAAAGAAAAAGGCGATGAACGAGCAATTAAGATTTTAAACATTGTAGAAAAGATGTTGACCATTAAGGAGGGTGCTCCTGATTTGGATATCGTTGAACCTAAGGTTAAAAAGAAATGAACGAAAAACTACTAGGCACAATGCGCGATATCTCCCCTCAACATGGCGTGCAGATACAAATTCAGCAGGATGGTTTAGTGTGCTGGATTAACGTTGACGGCGTTTGCGTAATGCGAATTTTGAATAATGGAATGACAATCCCATTGGAAATTTTGGATGAAAGGAAGAAGAATGCCAAATAACGATCAACTAACTAAACAGGAACGGTTAAGACTTGAATCTTTTGCTATGGCTGTAAATAGTTCATTTACTATCAGAACTAACAGTGAGCGTCCTGAATTAGATGATTTATTTGAGCAAGCTAAGCGTATAGAAGAGTTTTTAAAAGGAGCTAATCCAAATTAATGGCAAGTCCAGAAATAAAAGCAGCTAAAGAACACGCTATTCTATTTGGTGTTAAATCATTAATTTATGGTCCTGCTGGAGTTGGTAAAACACCACTTATAGAAACCGCCCCTAGACCACTATTGCTATCCATTGAGCCGGGTTTGCTCAGTATGCGTAATTCTAATGTGCCCACAGTCTTAGCTCAAGACGCCAAAGCAATTGACAACTTCTTTCAATGGTTTTTTAATTCAAATGAAACTAAAGCTTATGATACGCTAGGCATCGATAGCGCAAGTTATATGGCTAACGTTTATTTGTTAGCAGCTATGAAAGGCACCAGCAAGCAAGGCAATAAAAAGCATGGTATGGCTGCTTATGGCGAAATGGCTGAAAATGTAATGGAGCATTTGCGCACTTTGTTTTTTGTAAAAGAAAAGCATGTTTACATGATTTGCAAAGAAGAAATTGCTGATGTAGAATATCAATCACTTCGTAGACCATTCTTTCCGGGAAATGTTTTAAATACTGATCTACCATACCTTTATGATTTTATTTTGCGCTTAGCTAAATATAATGCTATACCGGGAGCACCAGCAGGAGAGAATTTAGCATTTCAATGTGTGGGCAATATGAACATTCTTGCTCGCAATCGAACTGGAAACCTTAATGAGTATGAGCCGCCTCATTTTGGAGCGTTAGTAAACAAGGCTATAACTGCACCAGCAAAGGAATATTAAGAATGGAAACTAAAACTTGTTCATTGACTGAAGATGAAATTAGAGCATTAATTAAAGTTTATGCTAATGAGTTGACTGAAGAAAATATTGAAGATAGCCTAGAGCGTATGACTTATTTAAATCGTCGTCTCAAGGCTGAAAAGAAAGATAAGATTGAAGATCAGCCTAAGGCTATCGATAATATTAATAATCAAGAAGCAACTCCAACACCAAAGGCATTGGCAACATGGTAAAGAAAGCAAAACCCGGTCGAAAGGCAGGAGTAAAAGTAGGACCATACAAAATGAGCCTCAGTCAAATGATGGCTGAGATTAAAGAACTTAAAGCTAAAGTAGCAAAACTAGAGAAGGTATTAAACTAATGGATGACACAGATAAAAATGAGCATGATGATAATTTAGCGCCAGACACAGGACAGCAAAAGCTAGATATAGCTAAAGCTTATCTTAAGTCTGATGACCCAGAGAGAGTTCAAAACAACACAATGCGTCATCAGTATCGCGTATTGAATGATGAAGAAAAAGCGCAAATGATGAATGTTAAAGATTTGGGAATTGTATTCCTAGATGCTGTTGACAAGCTTGGTAACAAGCGAGAATACAGTTTAGCTAAGACTAAAATCGAAGAGGCTGTCATGTGGGCAGTCAAAGGAATTACAGGATAAAATATAATGCAAGTAAATTGGCAGTTCAACGCTAACCAATATGACCCTAATCAGGGTTTCGGTATCCATCCTCCTGCTCAGAAAATTCCGTTTACTATTAGCGGAACGTCTATCCATGAAACTAAGGATAAGACTGGAGGCTATCTTAAAGTTGAATTTACCTCTCCTCAGGGAATGGTTACTCAAAACTACAATATCAACAATCAAAATCCAAAGGCAGTTGAAATTGCTTACGGTCAGCTTTCAGCCCTTTGCCGTGCTGTTGGCATCTATCAGATTGATGGTAACAACGAATGTGCAGCATTGCGTGGTGGTAAGGGTCTGATGGATGTGGGATATCAGAAAGGTGAAGAGCCTGATCCTGCATTCCCTGATCGCAAGGGATACACTGAGCTTAAACGAGTATATGACATTAACGGTAATGATCCGTCCAAGCCTGCTCAGGCTCAACAGACCGCTCAGCCGCTCCAGCAGCAGCCGGGAGGAAGTTGGGGGTCACAGCCCACTGCTCAGCCAAACCCGGCTCCAGCGCAGCCCCAGCCCAATCCAGCCCCTAATGGCGGACAGGCTTGGCAACCCGGTGGAGCAGGGGGAGCCAACCCCAACCCACCTTGGGGCGCTAGGTAAATCAGTACCACTAAGACTAACATAAATTGGTACTGACACCTTGGGGCTGCTAATCATTATGTGCAATTAGCAGCCCCATTTTTAATTAAATGGTGGAATAATGAAAATATACGCAATTCAAAATATTGAAACAAAATTATTTTTAGAAGCTGGTAAATATATGGCTCGGACTAGAGCTAAATTTGGCAGCAAGCCTAGATTATTTAATACCAAACATGCTGCTAGTAATGCGCTATCTTGTTGGATATTAGGTAATTGGGGAAGTGACGAAGGTTATCCTGTTCCACCTGTTAATATTTCTAAAGATAGGGCTGAAATCGCACCGTATTTAAAAATCGTAGAAGCTGAAGTAGAATTTAAAAATGCTTAACCTTTCCAATCCTAAGGACCGCGAAAAGCTAGAAGAATTGCTAGCCGATGATTTAGACCTATTCTGCCAAACTTATTACGAACAAGGTCATAGAAATCATTTGGGAGCCTCTACCCTAGGTGAACCATGCTGGCGTAAGCTTTGGTATTCATTTCGTTGGGTTAAAGAAGAAAAGTTTGATGGTCGAATGATGCGCCTATTTAACGTAGGGCATTCAGCAGAACCAAGGTTTGTTGCTTACCTTAGAGGCATTGGATTTGATGTTAAAGAATTTGATGAAGATGGTAAGCAATTTAGAATTAGCGGCGCTATGGGCCACTATGGCGGTTCATTGGATGGAATGTGTAAAGCTCCAGCACGATATCAATTGTCGGAAGATTTGGTATTACTCAATGAGTTCAAAACAAATGGAACGGGAAAAGCATTTACAGATGTAGAAGAAAAAGGCTTGGCTAAAGCTAAGCCCATGCATTTTAGTCAGATGTCGCAGTATGGTTATAAGTATGGCCTGCGTTTTGGCTTATATATGATTGAAAATAAAAATGACAGTAGTATAACTTTTAAAATTGTGGAATTAGATTGGAATTTGGGAGCACAATTAGAGAAGAAAGCTAACGATATCATTTTCTCTAAAGAGCCCCCACCGCGAATATCTGAAAACCCTGCGGTGTTTGAATGTAAGTACTGTACATATGCTGATATATGTCACAAAGGAGAAACACCGGAAAAGAATTGTAGATCATGTAGAAATGCTGTGCCCACAGAAAACGCCACTTGGACATGCTCGATTTATGGTGTGATACCGCCTGATTTTAAGACTGGCTGTCCTGATAATTGGTTGCCGATATGAATGGAAAATTTGAAACTAAAAATGAAACTTTATTTTTAGAAATAGGTGCTGAAAATGTAACTAGACAGCTAGCAGTAATAAATGAATTTAGTAAATACACAGGTTCACCTTGCTCTAAGTGTGGCAACTCTTTACGTTATACTAGTTCTTACAATTGTGTGACTTGTTTAAGCTACAAGCCTACAGGAAAACCTAGAAGCGAAATACTGCCTGAAAGAAAAATAGCTATAGACAAAAATGAAGAATTTTATTTTACAGGAAAACCTTGTAAACAAGGTCACATTTCTAAACGTTATGTAAAAGGAAGTATATGTTATGAGTGCTCATTAACTGTATTTAAAGAACGTCGCAAAGTAAAAGAACGCCAATATTCTTTAGCTAAATACGGAATTACTACTGAGCAATATGACGCTATGTTTTTAACCCAAAATGGCTTATGCGCTATTTGCAAAAAGCCAGAAGTAAACATAGACCACAATACAAAAACCATAAGAGCGTTAGCTGTAGATCATTGTCATAAAACAGGACGAGTTAGAAAACTACTTTGTTCTAGCTGTAATATGGGCATCGGCCAATTTAATCATGATCCTGAATTAATTAGAGCAGCCGCAATCTACTGTGAAGAAACATGATTATTCCGCGTTACTATCAAACTGAAGCTATTGACGCAGTATATAACTATTTTATGGGTAACTCAGGAAACCCATTAATAGGTATGCCAACAGCATCAGGTAAATCTTTGCTACCAGCTTTGTTTTTTCATAAAGTATTGCACACATGGCCTAATCAAAGATTTCTTTTAATGAGCCATGTGGGCGAAATCCTTAAACAAAATATAAACAAAATAATGGAAGTGTGGCCAGAAGCTCCTCTAGGTGTGTATAGTGCCGGACTTAAAAGAAAAGATACTGCCCACAACATTATATGTGGCTCTATTCAAAGCATGGCACGAAATCCTCAGCAGTTTGGGCATCGTGATATGATTTGGATAGATGAAGCACATTTAGTATCTCAGGAGGAAAATTCTCAGTATCTCTCGTTTCTTGCTATAATGAAATTGATAAACCCTCATGTAAAAATTGTGGGCATGTCAGCTACTCTATACCGTATGGGCCAAGGGCTGCTTACAGACAATGGCTTATTTACAGATACTTGTTATGATTTAACTAGCATGGACGGCTTTAATAAACTTTTAGCAGAAGGTTATCTGTGTCCGTTAATTCCGTTTATCACAAAAACTAAATTAGATGTTTCTGACGTTTCAATTCAAAAAGGCGAATTTGTAGCTACTCAGTTGCAAGGTGCGGTAGATAAAGCAGACGTTACTTTTAAGGCTTTACAAGAGTTAGTTCACGCTGGAAAAAACAGACGCTCTTGGTTGATTTTTTCATCAGGCATAGATCATGCTGAGCACATTGCTGAGCAGTTGGGTGCTTTTGGAATTGACTGTGCTCCTGTGCATTCAAAGCGTCCTGCTGAATATAACGAGGAAGCTTTAAAAGCTTTTAAAAATTATGAGTTACAGTCTATTGTGTCGTTTTCCAAAATAACAACTGGCTTTGATCATCCGGGGGTTGATGTTATCGGCGATCTAAGGCCCACGATAAGTATCCCACTGCACGTTCAAAAATACGGCAGGGGGATGCGTCCTGTTTACGCTGAAGGGTACAATTTAAATACGATTGAAGGTAGATTAGCAGCAATAAAAAATGGCCCAAAACCAAACTGCATATGTTTAGATTTTTCACGCAACACTCCACGTTTAGGCCCTGTTAATGACCCTCGCATTCCAAATAAAAAAGGAAGCGGAAACGGCGAAACTCCAATTAAAATTTGCGAAATGTGTGGAGCGTATAACCATATTTCAGCTAGAGTTTGTTGCAACTGTGAGCATCAATTTAGCTTCCAAGTAAAAATTGTTTCAAAGGCTGGCAGTGAAGAGTTAATTCGAGCTGCATCAACAGAAGCATTGCCAATTATTGAAACTATGAATGTAATGGGAGCGCATTACGAGAAACATCCGGGTAAGCTTGGTAAACCTCCTACGTTAAAAGTGACTTATTACACCACTGGCTTACCCTTTAAAGAATGGGTTTGTCTTGAACATAACGGAATGGCTGGTAAGATGGCTAGAGATTGGTGGAGGCGCAGACATAAGGATGAACCACCAGCAACAGTAGACGAGGCTTTGCGATATACAAGTAATTTAAAATGTCCGCGATTTATTAGAGTTCATGTTAATAAGCTTCATCCTGAGATATTGGGGGCAGAGTTTTGAGCAAGCCTATAGACTGGTACGGTAAAAATAAAATTTTAAAAGCTCCTAAAAATACTACTGAGGAGCAAGTACAAGATTTGCACGTTTTTACAAATGAGGTTGTATGTATATCACGCTGGCAATTGTCTGAAGAAGCTATAAAAGAAGTTATTCAAACAGGTTGCTTATTTATAAGCGTTTATTCAGGAGGAACCCAGCCGCCAATATTTATCGGCAGTCATGATGAAGTTAGGGAAGTGGCAGTTGATTATGGTCCTGTTTGGAAATTAAAAAATGTATAAACAGCCAAAGCCAATAATGCGACAAAGCAGTTACGCTGATTTTTATCAAGCTGTGCAAGTCGCTGTTGATCGTGTAATCAAAGAGCCTAAAACTGTTCCTTATCAAAACTGTTTAAATTGTGAACATTGGGATTTTGGAAAAGACATATGCGGAAAGTTTGGAGCCAAGCCACCAACTGAAATTATTGTTTATAGCTGCCCTGAATATAAGGATAACAACGATATCCCTTTTTAATTACTGAGCTAGAAAATGAGTGGAAAGAAAAGAAGCCATTGCAAGTTTGGCCACAAGCTAACACCCAAAAATTCAGCTTGGCAAAAAAATTATAAAGGTAGGTTAGAGCGCAAATGTAAACGATGTTTAAATTTAAGAAGGCAATTGCGCTACAGGAATGATGAAGAATATAGAAGTAAAATGTTAGCTAAATCGAGAAAGTACAAATGCCGCCTAAACCCCGTACCAAATCAACCGCTACCAAGTCAGGACTGCTAGCTGCTCTAGATTTTGTTAGTTGCGTAAGTGATAGAGTAGGAGCACCCCATGAAACGCATGTTGGCTTGCGTAATAAATGGGCTGTTGCCTTTAATGGCATTGTCGCTGCTGGTAGTCCTATCCCTGAGGATATTGTCGCCTACCCCCATACTTTATTGCTATTGGAAGCCTTGTCTAAATGTGAAGAAAATTACAGTCTCACCCAACTTGACGGAAGCAGGCTCTCAATCAAATCAGGAAAGTTCAAAGCGGCGGTTCCGTGCCTTGATCCCATACTGATGCCAGAGGCTTTTCCTGACCCTCAAATTGTGGGTATCACAAACAAATTTAAAGAGGCGGTAGACGCTGTTGGTGTTCTGGCTAGCGAAAATTCTTTACAACTAGTTACAGCTTCGATTTTAATGAATGGCCAATCTGTTATATCTACTAATGGAAAAATGTTGCTTGAATACTGGCATGGATTAGATTTGCCGCCTAATGTTCCTTTGCCAAAAGAATTTATTAAAGCTTTAATCAAACAAAAGAAAAATTTAGTTGGATTTGGTTTTAGCGGTAATAGTGCTACATTCTGGTTTGAAGATAATTACTGGATGAAAACACAACTATATGCTGAGCAATGGCCTGACGTGAGCCGCATTTTAAATCGTAAACCTAATCTATGGTCTATTGATCCAAATTTTTTTAAAGCTTTGGATAGCATTACACCATTTTCAGAAGATGGTAACGTTTATTCAAGATTAAATTTGCTTTGCAGCCACGCTGATGAAGGCAAGGGAGCTACTTATGAATGCAGTGGTATACCTGCTGGGTTTGTTTACCCGATTAAACAGTTACTGATTATGAAACCATTTGTTAAAAGTATAGACTATATGGCAAACGGTATCCATGATAGCACTTATTGTTTGTATTTTTCTGGTGATGAATGCAGAGGCGTAATTTCAGGGAGGCAGAGGCAGTGAGCGAACTTACACAAATTTTATTTGGTACAAAAGAGTTAGTAATAAAACCTCCAGTTATAGAAAAGAAAATAATTCCTAGAAAATTTTGGTTTAATAAAATAGAATACTGGATAGTATTTGAATATGTAGCCATGGGACCATACAAGTCTCATTCCCAAGCTTATGAAGTAATGTTGATGATGAATGCCCACACTAAATGAAAACGGTCTAATAACCCTAGACCGCAAAGCCGTTCTCAAACCCTACTCCCCCCGTTCATTCCCTGAGCGGGAATTTCTTACTGATGCTGAGATACTGGCTAATGCTGGAGGTACGCTTTTCCTCAATGTGGAAAGCCATCCAAATCATTTTGTAATCACATTCAAGCTACATAACGCTAACAAATTCCTGCATCTAGAATGCGGCAACACAACTACCTTCAACCCAAAGTTATTATCATGGCTGATGTTCAACTATCGCACAGTTGGCTTTAACTCTATCAATTACGATTTACTTGTGTTGTGGGCATCATACAAAGAGCAATATGCTCCATTTTTAAAAGATATCACTAATGATTTAATCATCAATAATAAAAGAGATTGGGAAGTAAAAAAGGAATATAAATTTCAAACGTTCGATACTAACCATATCGATTTGATCGAAGTAGCTCCTTTGAAGGGAAGCCTAAAGCTTTATGGTGCTAGACTCCATACAGAAAGCATTCAGGATCAACCGTTTGATGTAAATGCTGAGTTGAATGATTTTGAAATCAATGAACTTAAACAGTTTAACTGTAATCAGCTTTGCATCACTGAGCAGCTTTTTGATTTTATGAAAGAGCGGTTAGACCTACGCGAAAGCTTAGGCAATGAATACCATGAAAATTTAATGAGCAAATCAGATGCTCAAATAGCTGAAGTGATCCTAGTAAAAGAAGTTGCTAAACTTAATGGCAAACGTCCTGTTAGACAGGATGTAGAACCGGGCACTGTTTACAGGTATGAAGTACCACATTACATTGATTATAAAACGCCTGAGCTTAAGAAGCTGCTAGAACGTGTAAGGATGGCTAAGTTTACAGTTATGCCATCTGGTAAAATGGATATTCCTGAGGAAGTAAAGCAGCATGTTAAAGTTAACAGTGGCACTTATCGCCTTGGTATTGGTGGACTACATAGCTCAGAAGAAACAGTTGCCTATAAAGCAACGGATAATATTTCAATTATCGATAGGGATGTTGCTTCTTATTATCCTAGGCTCATTACAACTCTTGGGTTATTTCCCGTTTCATGCGGCCCCAACTTTTTAACTGCATTCAATCGCATTATTGACATTCGCTTAGACGCTAAAGCACGTAAAATATTTTCCAGAGATAAAGGTTTAAAAATCGTTATCAATGGAACATCAGGAAAGCTTAGCGACGTATGGTCCACCTTCTATTCTCCTGATAATACAATTCAAATGACAGTTTCAGGTCAACTTGCATTACTGATGTTTGTTGAATTATTAGAGCAGGAAGGAATTAAAGTAGTATCTGCTAATACAGATGGAATTGTTATGCTTGTGCCATCAAATAAGGAAAGTACTTATGAGCAAGTATACAAATATTGGGAAGGTATTAGTGGATTTACCACTGAAGAGACACGCTATAAGAGTTATTATGCTAGGGATGTTAACGCTTATTTTGCTGTCAAGTTGGATGGGAAAATAAAGAAAAAAGGCAACCCTTATGCTGAAGTAGGATCACAGTCAGGAACTCAATTAGACGTTAATCCTACTGTTCAAATTTGTTCTGATGCAGTGGAAGCTTTATTATCTAAAAACATACCAATTGAACAGACCATAAGAGACTGCAAAAACTTTACTCGCTTCGTGAACGTTAGACAGGCCAAGGCTCCCGGTGCCCACAAAAACAGTGAATATTTAGGAAGGGTTTTAAGATGGTACTATGCAAAAGGTGAATTAGGGTGTATACAGACTGTAGCAGCCAATAATAAAGTTGCTGATAGTGATGGAGCTAAGCCTGTTATGGACTTACCAGTAACATTTCCTGATGATATAGATTATAGTTGGTACATAAATAACACTAAGGGTATACTTGAGGATATTGGGTATAGTCCTAGACCAAAACAGATATCATTTTTTTAAATGTTTGATATTTCAAACAGTCCAAAACTTTTTAAACAGGAGAGACAAAATGCGAGTTAACATCTACGCCGAGGAAATGACCGATCGTATCGAGATCATCGAAAAGGTGATCGACGGCAACAAGTTCGAGGCCTTGCGCTTCTACCTGTACCTTCCGACGACAATCAATCAAGGCACCCCGCAGGAGCAAAACGTCCAAGGTCCATTCATTCACCGCAAGGATGATGACGATAGCGCGGCAGTGACCTTCTGGTCGCGCGGCAAGCTACGCGAGGTTCTGCAGAAGGCCATCGACGTACTCGACGAACACCACGCCAAGAAGGCCCGGACTGGCCGGCAATCCGGGCTTCATGGACAGGAGACTTGGCATGACAGACGAACTTAACAAGCTGCGCTTGGTGGCTTTCAAGTCCAATTCAGATGCAGACAAAGCAGCCTACTTCAACAGTTTGTCGCAAGCCTTCCAGCGCGGCGAACTCGTGCTTTCGCAGGACATCGTCAAGAAGATTGTGGGCTTTTCTAGCGCTGTGGACAGCGACCCCGCCGTGCCCTTTGGTGATACACAGTGGCGGAAAGGCTACAAGCAGGCGTGCTCCGATATCATTGCTGCTATTGCAGTCACGAACTCGGAGCGAAGCTAAGGCCCGGAGTGGCAAGGAGAGCGCGACAAACAAAAAAAGGGAGCCAACTAGGCCCCCTTCATTTTAACGCATCCTGAGCAGCCCTGGCCAATCCTAGCTAGTGTTTAAGCTTAGGCGAGGGGATGACACTCAAAGCCGCGCGGTTAAGATTTTCAGCCGCCTTAGCTAGCTCTACAGTTCCTTGTGTCAAGCGAGCTTCAGCTTTTTTCAAACGGTTCTCTTGCTCAGAGAAATCCTTATCTCCCAGACCATCGTCAGTATAAATTCGACGGAATTGACTTAGTATCCTATCCATCGATTTTATTCCTGATTTCGCTTTTAAGCTCATCCAATGCCCTCGCGGCATTATTGGCAGCACTTGCACTTTCATGAATAGCACTACCAATCCTATCAGCAGCTTCTATTCGTTCGTCATAACTTTCACGTAATTGATTTTCTAACAATTGAATGCGCAAGTCTTTTTTTTCTTCGCGCTTTTCAGATTTAATTAACATGATCCATAAAACTACGCAGATCAGGCCAGCGATGCCAAGCTTTAAAAGTTCCTGATCCACAATTGCGAGTTCCCCCTACCGTAAAAGTACGGCCGATGCAAGGAAAAGGTTAAAAGTGCCTAAAGTTTAGTCAGTGGCAGCATCATCCTCCGCGATCACCCTATCAATGTCTGCTCTCCATTCTAGTTCCTGTTTTGTCATGACTTCGCGTTCTTCAACCGTAAGTATCTTATTTTTAAACATAATTTCGTAAGCCGTAATCATGTAAGGAGCTATGTCCTTTCCCAAATCATACGCCATTTTGGCTAAACCTATCGCCAATTGAACATCTTTTAAAATTGATACCGGGTCCATAATCAAACTCCTAATACGGATACACCCGTTTGGGCAATTAAAGCTTTACCAATACTAATTAAATTCATAAGAGTATTGTAGGCAGCTACAGCACCCTTATCATCACCAGATATAATACGATTTTGAGTGTCAATAAAAGCCTTTTCTATCTGCATATCTACGTTTCGTATTTGCTTTAAAAGCTTACGATCATGACACGGATTATTAAGAGTTAGCTTTTCACCGGTCTTACAACGAGGAAGTAAAGCATATTTGTGGGTAGGCCCTAATACAAATCCATTATAACTATTGCGAGCAGCATCAACCTGACCTTGAGTAACTTTAAAATTCTGAGCCGCTGAAATAGTATTTGATAATGTTTGCATTTCCTTAGCACAGCCACCTAAGGCTAATGCTAAGGTTAATAAAATTAAAATCTTTTTCATTTTGACACCGTAACGTTACTGGGAGTAACATCCTCAAGAGCTTTAGCACCTGATACGGTTTTATCAAGTTCAACAGTCTTTACTTCAGGCATATTAGCTACTGTAGCTACCACAGCAGACTTACGATTTAAAATGTAAGGAACTATCGTAACAATAACTCCTCCCATGCTCATAAAAATATAATTCCAAGTCATTAAATCAAATATTGGAAGTTTAACAGCTGCTATACCAGCTAAATAGCCAACAGCAACAACAGCAGCGTTATTATTCTGTAAAGGATTTATAACGCTAGGAGCTTTATTAGTATCCGCATTAGCCATCTTTAAAATTCCCTTTTCCAAAAAATATTTTAAACTTCTCGCTTAGAAAGTGGCGCGCTGTCAACCACAGGCAGTGACGAAAATCCAATTTTTTGAGGCAAAGGATAGCCATCAGGCCAGTTGGAACTAACAATTTCGGACGGAACAAACGTAGCTCTAGATACGCGATCTCCTTGATTTCCGCCAACCCCTACTATCCGCCCATTTTTGTCTCTACCAGCGATGATAAATGTATGACCACCACCTGTACGCTTTTTAGTAGCAATAGCTCCTAACGCTACTCCCTTAAGTTTAGTACCAAGCTTGGCGTTATCTAATGCCCACAAACTATCAACGCCTTTAAAACCATTCTTAACTAAACAATACTCAGTAAACATCTTACACCATGCAATTTCGTCATGGTGATAAGTTTTTGCAATGTTTCCACCACAAGCTTTAGCCATAGCCAAAATAACTGGATTGTCACCCTTACCCGGAACTTCAGCAATACCTATGCTATCTATAGCCGTCTTTAACCAAGGAGGAGTTTGAACATCAATAGTAGATTTTTCCATAGCTACCACAGTAACAGGTTTGTCCAAAGCCTGAGCCGTATCTATTCCGACAACACCAGTTACAGGCAATCCTTGACTAGTTTGAAATGCTTTAACAGCATCTCTAGTAGCAGGACCAAAATAACCTGTTCCTAATAGCGGATAATGTCTAGAGGCTAATGCTAATTGAACTTGTTTAACTAGATCACTAGTAGTTCCTGCTTTTAATGGAGTATCTTTAATCTGACTTGATATTGTGGGCATTAAAACCACCTCAAACAAGCTATAATAATTATTGCTGATAACGCAAAAACAAATAAGTTCATCACAACTAACGTTAATGTACTAACATCTTCCATTGAATGCTGCATTTTAAAATTCCATTGCGTTACAACTAATCGTTGTCATAGTAGATGTTCCTGCACCAGCAGATAAACTCAAATCTAGCCAATAAGCAGTACCCGGCGATAATCCAGTTATAATACCACCTTGTGTAAATGCAGCAATGTTAGCCGCTGTGTTTTGATTAATAGATAATGAGTTTGCTACTTGTGTTCCAGTTATGGCAGCCCCGTTAGAAGGAGCAGCGCCGGTCCCAAAATAAACTTTAATTGTAATGGCATTGTTAGCCGCGCTATTAGCTACACCACCTATAAAATCTACTTTAAGTCTACCACTATAAGTAGGAGTGATGGTACAGCCACTACCTAAACCCATCATAACGCCAGTGGCGCTAGTAGTGCCTGTAGGATTGGCAGGACTAGCTTGAAGCGTAGAGTTGGTTAATGACAATCTTATAGCATTAGTAGAGTTAGTGATACCTGTGGTTAGAGTAAACGCGCCAGTGTTACCAGCAATAGACGATACACCTGATGCAGTACCAACCGATGATACTGTTACCTTTTTTAAAGCTCCTGATGCAGCTTGATCAGATAGCAATAAGAAATCACCAGCAGCAGGGCTGGCTTTTGTTGTTAAAGCAGAAATATCAACGTCAGTTGGAGTAGCTACGCCAGCAGTAGCGTTAGCTTTAATTGTATTAGCCGCCATAGTTGCCATTTTGGCATTAGTGACGGCATTAGCTGCTATAGTAGTTGCTACAGTACCAACACTACTAGTAACGTCTCCTGTCAAAGCAGGCATTCTAGCTGCTGCGATAGTTCCTGATAAATCCGTAGCAGGAATTGTCGCACTAGCTGTTAATGCGCTCGCACCATTTCCTTTTAAATATCCCGTTAAACTAGAAAATATAGGAGCATTAATTAAAGTTTGAACACCAGACCAAGAATTAGCTCCATCCAAAAATGGTAAGGTATGACCTGACGTACCTGTGTTAGCAGTACAAGCCGTACCAGCATCAGTTAGATTTCCGCAAGTAGCTACTGTCAAGCTAACATCTGGCAAAATTTTAATAATATAGTTAACAGTTTTAGAAGGAGGAATGACAGAAATAGGTCTAGCAAACCATAAAATATTTAAAGTTCCTCCAGTGCCCCCGCCTCCTGTAGTAGAAACAGGATTGGTAGGAACAACAGAGCAATCGCCAGCAGTAACTATAACAGGGCTAGTGATAGCTCCTGCTACGCCAGTAATATTATATTGAGGCTGAGTAGTACAAGTACCACCAGTAACAGTTAACAATTGAGTTCCGTTAGAATAGCCAGAGCCTCCAGCCGCAACGGATGCGTTACCAGCTATGCCACCATTAATGCTGTTACCAACAAAAGGAGACGATATTGTTAACTCTGAAACAGCAGATGCTTGATTACCACCTGTAGCTGTACCACCAAGCCCAACATTAGTTCCGGGAGTAGTAAAGCCATAAAAAACAGCACCACCATCTATAAGCGTACTGGTTACAGTTCCAGTAGGAGTGTAAGAAGGAAGATTGCTAGATAAAAGTGTTCTAGACTGACTACCGCCCAAACCAGCTATAGAGTTAGGATCAGTATAAAAAGATGAAGTTAAATTAGATGACGATGCTCCTCCCATATTATTGCGGCCGGGCATATAAACACCGCGCAAATCAGGGATATTAAAAGTAGTTAAACCGTTTCCGCCTCCCCATGGAAAAAACCTACCAGAAGTAGTAGTAGACACTAACGCTAAGTTGTTAAGTGTGACAGTGTTTGAAGTTTTAGAAACAATAACACTAGATGCAGGCAAGCAAGCTGCTTCAACTGCGCCACCAACATTTAATTGCGAAGTATCAGCAATAGTAGTTATTGTTGCGTTACCGCTAACGCAAGTAATATCTTGAAGCAAAGTAATTTTATCA